CCCCCGCGCATGTTTTCGCGGAAAACGGGATCGCCACGCCGTTTTGGGCGGTTTTATGCACTGTTTGCATACGAAATAGGGGGGATCTGGCATGGGATGTGACAGCCTGGGTCAGAGTGTCGTCATGGTGATCGGGCGCCCGCTGCGGCTCCCGTGGACGTTCGCGGACGACGAACTCGGGACGTGTCGCTATTGCGACGGGCTCGTCCGGTATCGACGGCCTGGCCGCGCGGCGTGTGTCCTGGTCTGTCCGGGCTGTCTCGGGGGGACGGTCCCGGGCGACGTCTGGATCGTCCCGCGCGAACTCGTCGCCAACCGCGGAGCTGGCCTATGACGGACCGACGAATCACGGAGTCAGAACTACTCGCCCAATTCGAGGGGGCCGAACGTCTGGGTCCGGGCGTCTGGATGGATAGCAAGGGCTACTTGCATTTTTCGATCCCGGAGATCCTGCAACACTTCGGGCTACCGGCGACGCCGGAACATGAAGCGGCCGTACTTCGGATCATGGAAAACCTCGCGGCCGAACATGGCTCGACGACGATCACGCAACGCATGAAACGAACATGATCCGCGCCCTCCGTCGTCTCGCGGTCCGACTGTTTGGGGATCCCCCCGATCCGGCGTGGCACAAACAAACGCCCGTCCCGCGGTTCACGGGCTACGATGCGGGTCTCGCGGACCAGGGCGTCCAGCGGGCGCACGATCGCGCGACGCGGATCCGTCGCGCTCACGACGCGCCCCGCCGCGGATCGGATCAGGCGTGATGACGAAAGAGCAACGGATCGTGCTCGGGTTGCGGTACGCGGGCGGGTTGCGGCCGCGGACGGTGACGGCCTGGTGGTGCTGGCTGTGGTACTGGTCGCCGATCGCGCTCTGGTGCCAGCGCGGGCGGGCCGAATAAATGGGCAACTGGAACAGCGGCCGACGTCCGTCGCCGACGGCCCTGAAAGTGTTACGGGGCAATCCCGGGAAACGTCCGCTCAACGTCGGCGAACCGAAGATCCCCGCGGCCGATCCGACGTTCGATACGCCCCCGATCGTGTTGCAGGACGATCCCGTCGCGGCCGCCGAATGGACGCGCGTCGCGCCCCTGCTCCGTCGCGTCGGGCTCGTCAGTGAAACGGAGCGGGCCGCCCTGATCGCGCTCTGTCAACAGTGGAGTCGGTACCTCGCGGCCCATGCCCAAGTGATCGCGCTCGGGATGTGTATTGAAACGACGAAGGCGGTCCCGATCCCGAATCCCTACCTCCTCGTCGCCGATCGCGCGTTGTCGCATTGTTCGCGCCTGTGGGCGGAACTCGGGTTGACGCCGTCGGGCCGCGCTCGCGCGTCGAAACTCCCGACGCCCCCGGGCGAGACGGCGCCGTCGAAATGGGCGGGACTGCTGACTTGAACCGAATCCGGGACGGCCAGAAACTGACGGAAAAGCAACGGATCGTGCTCGGGTTTCGCCCGCGCACCGTCGCGGGGTACTGGTTCTGGTTCCGGTACTATTCTGCGGTCGGGCGGTGGTACTGGCGGTTGTGGCGTCGACTCCGATGACGACGAACGGACCCGGGCGCAAAGTCCAGATCATCAACGGACTGACACATACGAAAGGACCGTTCGCGGGACTCCCGTTCCGCTTGCGGCCGTGGCAAGAAAAGCGGATCGTGCGGCCGTTGTTCAAGATCGACCGCGCGACGGGCAAACGTCAGTACCGGATGTGCCTACTAATGATGCCCCGCAAGAACGGCAAGACGGAACTCCTCGCGGCCCTCGCGATCGACGGGCTGTTGTTCGACGGGGAAATCGGCGCCGAGGTGTATTCGGCGGCCGCCGACAAGGAACAAGCCGCGCTCGCGTTCAACGTCGCCGCGCAAATGATCCGGAACGATCCGGAACTGACCGCCCGCTGCGACATCCTGGATTCACAGAAACGGATCGTCGATCACAAGACGGGATCGTTCTATCGCGCGATTTCCGCCGAAGCGTATTCCAAACACGGGTTTAACGCGTCGCGCGTGTTGTATGACGAGCTTCACGCCGCGCCCTCGCGGGATCTGTGGGATGTGCTCACGTCGTCGACGGGCGCCCGGGCGCAGCCGCTCACGATCGCCATTTCGACGGCGGGCTATGACCGGCATTCGATCCTGTACGAACTGTACGCGCACGCGAAGAAAGTCGCCGACACGCCGTCGATCGACCCGTCGTTTCTCCCGATCCTGTTTGAAGCGCCGACGGAGGCTGACTGGACCGACGAACAGGTCTGGCGAAAGGCGAATCCCGCGCTCGGGGACTTCCGGAGTCTGGATGAAATGCGGGCCGCGTGCGCCCGCGCGAAGGAAGTCCCCGCCCAAGAACAAGCGTTTCGCCGGCTGTACCTGAATCAGTGGACGGAACAGGCGACCAGGTGGCTGTCGATGGACGCGTGGGACGCCTGTCGGACGCCCGTCGATCGGGCCGCGCTCCGCGGCCGCCCGTGTTACGTGGGACTCGACTTGTCCAGTACGGGGGATCTCACGGCCGCAGTCGCCGTCTTTCCCGACGGCGACGCGTTCGAGGTGCTCCCGGCGTTCTTCGTCCCCGCGGATCGGATCCCGCAACGGACGATCCGGGACCGTGTCCCGTACGCGGAGTGGACCCGCGCGGGATTGATCGCGGCGACGCCCGGGGCCGTCGTCGACTATGACTATGTCCGGAAACTGATCCTCGACTGGGACGCAGAATTCGATCTTCGCGTCGTCGCGTACGACCCGTGGAACGCGACCGACTTGATCAGTCGCTTGGAAAAACAAGACGGGCTGACGTGTGTGAAAGTCCGACAGGGGTTTCCGTCCCTGTCGGCCCCGTCGAAACTCCTCGAGCGGGCGATCGGCGCCCGCACGATCCGCCATGACGGACACCCGGTCCTCCGCTGGAACATCGCGAACATGAGCGTCGAAGGGGACGCCGCGGGCAACATCAAACCGTCGAAGGAACTCTCCACGGAAAAGATCGATGGGGGCCTGGCGCTGATCATGGCGATCGACGCCATGTCCAGGCACGGCCACGACGCGACGCCGTCGTATCAAATGATGATTCTAGGGCCGTAAACCGCCCTATACTGCCCCCTATGTTCGCGTTGCAATCGACGCCCATGACGCCGGATGTGATTCGGCTGATCGTGGTGATCGTCATTCTCGGCGTGTGTTTGTGGCTGATCCAAACGTACGTCCCAATGGCGGCCCCGATTAAGACGCTGCTCACCGTCGTCGTCGTGATTGTGATCACTTTGTGGATCCTGCGGGCGTTCGCGCTGATCTGACCGTGGCGAACAAACCCGGCCGGCCGCCCCTGGACCCGACGGACCCGTCCGTCGTCGTGTCGGTCGCGCTCCCGGGCCGCGCGTTTGACGCCGTCTGTCACCGGGCGCATCTCGAGCGGCTGTCCGTCCCGGAGATCATCCGTCGCGCCCTGCGTAATTCTGAGCATACAAAAATACAAACTCCCAGAACGTGACCGCGCGGCCCGATCCTACCGGGCACGATGGAACGGGCGTACGCGCGGCTGGAAACGAAACGCGGCGACGGGACCGCGTCGCGCCAACTGTCCGGGATCGCGACGACGCCGACCCCCGATCGCGCGGGCGACGTCCTGGATCCGCTCGGGGCGACGTTCCGCAACCCGATCCCGCTCCTCTGGCACCATGACAGCCAACGGCCGATCGGGACCGTGCACCTCCGACCCCCGACGGCCGCGGGGATCGAATTCGACGCCACGATCCCCGACGTGCCCGGGCCCGGACCGCTCCGCGACCGCGTCGAGGAGGCCTGGCAAACGCTGAAAGCGGGACTGATTACGGGCGTGTCGATCGGGTACCGCGTCCTCGACGGGGGCGTGCAGATCCTGAGATCGGGCGCTCGTCGATTCTCACAGTTTGAAATCTGCGAACTCAGTCTCGTCACCGTTCCCGCGAACATGGACGCGACGATCCACACGATCAAGCGTCTGGACGCGTCCTTTCTCGTCGCCGCGCCTGGCGATCGCTCGTCCGTGCTCCCGAAAGTGTCTACCATGACCGCCCAAGAAAAAATCCAGAATTACGAAAACACCCGGGCCGCCAAAGTCGCCCAGATCGAAAGCCTCATGGCGTCCGCGCCCGAGGGGACGACGATCCCCGACGACAAGCGGGCCGAAGTCGACGACTTGACGCTCGAAGTCAAGGGGATCGACGGCGATCTCGTCCGGTACCGCGAACTCGAAAAACTCCAAGCGGCGACCGCGACGCGGATCGTGCAGGCGGGCGGCGGCGGCGTCGTCCGGCCGAATCCCGTCGTGTCCATCAAAGCGAACGTCCCCCCCGGGACGGCGTTCGTCCGGGCCGCGTGCGCGAAGCTCGTCTGTAACGGGAACATGCATGAAGCGGCCGAATACGCGAAGCGTTGGGACGCGTCGACGCCCGAAGTGTCGTTGTACCTGAAAGCGGCGATCGCGCCCGGGACGACGACGGATGCGACGTGGGCGGGGCCGCTCGTGAACGCGGCGATCGCGAATGAATTTCTGGAACTGCTCCGGCCCGCGACGATTCTCGGGAAGATCCCTGGACTCCGGACGGTCCCGTTCAACACGAAAGTCCCCGCGCAAACGGCGGGCGGGACGTACGGATGGGTCGGCGAACAGAAACCGAAACCCGTGACAAAACTCGCGTTCACGTCGACGACGCTCGGGATCGCGAAAGCGGCGGGGATTATCGTCTTGACGGAAGAACTCGTCCGTCTGTCGAATCCATCCGCGGAAGATCTCGTCCGTCGCGACATGATCGCGGGCATTGCCCAATTCCTGGACGCGCAGTTCATCGATCCGGCCGTCGCCGCGGTCGCGGGCGTGAATCCCGCGTCGATCACGAACGGCGCCCCGACGGCCGCGGCGACGGGCGCCCCGCTCGCGGATATCGTCGGCCTGATCAATCACTTCGCGACGAACAATATCGCCGTCGACGGCGTGACATTCATTCTGTCCGCGGCGAACTGTCTCGCGTTGTCGTTCCGATCGAACACGGACGGATCGCCCATGTTCCCCGGGATCACGATCAACGGGGGCAGTTACAAGGGACTGACGTTCATCGCGTCGCAAGCGGCGGGCACGAACGTGATCGCGCTCCAGCCGTCGCTGGTCCTCTACGCCGACGACGGGGGCGTGACGATCGACGCGTCGCGGGAAGCGTCGCTCCAAATGGACAGCGCCCCCGCGTCGCCCGCGGACGCGACGACGGTCTTCGTCTCGCTGTGGCAAGCGAACTGTGTCGGGCTCCGCGCAGAGCGGTTCGTGAACTGGCTGCGGGCGAACGCGAACGCCGTGAAGTACCTGACCGCGGCCGCCTGGCCGGCGCCGACGGACGTCGAACCGGCGATCGCCCACGGGAAGAAATAAGACGGAACTGGGGCGATCGGGCGACGTCGGGGATGTCCCGCCCCCGCGTCGCCCGGTCGCGACGCCCGGGACACGTAATGGAATTGCAGATCTTCGGGTACACCCTGACCGCGCAGAAGGCCGCGACGACCCGCGCGGGATTGTCCCCGCTCGCGGGGGGCGGCGGGTGGTTTCCGATCGTCCGGGAACCGTTTACGGGGGCGTGGCAACAGAACGCGGAAATCACGCAACAGTCCGCGCTGTCCTACTTCGCCGTGTTCGCGTGTGTGACGCTGATCGCGGCCGACGTCGCGAAACTCGCGCTCCGGTTGATGCGACGCGACGACGAAGGCGTCTGGCATGAAACGACTAATCCCGCCTGGTCACCCGTGCTCCGGAAACCCAACCGGTACCAGACGACGATCAAATTTATCGAACAGTGGATCACGTCGAAACTGGTCCACGGGAACACGTACGTCTTGATCGAACGGGACGCGCGAGGGATGACCCGGGCGCTGTACGTGCTGGACCCGACGAAAGTCGTCCCGCTCGTCGCCCCCGACGGGGCCGTCTACTACGAACTCCGGCGGGACGATCTCGCGGGGGTCGTCGGCACGGACGCCCCGATCACGGTCCCGGCGTCCGAAATGATCCACGACCGGATGGTGACGTTGTTCCATCCGTTGATCGGCGTGACGCCCTTGTACGCGTGCGGACTGTCGGCCCTGCAAGGGCTCACGATTCAACAGACGAGCAATACCTTCTTTGCGAGCGGGGCGCGTCCCGGGGGCGTCTTGACGGCCCCCGGGGCGATCAGTGACGACACGGCCGCGCGACTGAAAGCCTACTGGCAGGAACAGTATTCCGGCGTGAACGTCGGGAAAGTCGCCGTCGTCGGCGACGGGCTCAAATACGAGCCGATGACGGTCAACGCCGCGGACGCCCAACTGATCGAACAACTCCGCTGGACCGCGGAAACGATTTGCGCCTGTTACCACGTCCCGTCGTTCATGATCGGCGTCGGGCCCGCGCCCCCGTTCGCGACCGTGGAACTCGTTCAACAGCAGTACTACTCGCAATGTATCCAAAGTCTGATCGTATCGTGTGAAACGGCGCTCGACGAAGGCCTCGGGATTGCCGGGACGGAGTACGGGACGGAATTCGATATCGACGACTTGATCTACATGGACACGGCGACGCGGACGAAAGCGGCCGCCGAGTCGATCGGATCGGGCGCCGTGTCGCCGAACGAAGCGCGACGCAAGTACTTCGGGCTCGGGGCGGTCAAGGGGGGCGACACGCCCTACATGCAACAGCAAAACTACAGTCTGGCGGCCCTGGACGAACGCGACAAGAATTCGCCGCTCGTCGCGCCCCCCGCGCCCGCCCCCGCGCCCGTTCCCGCCGAACTCGGAAGTCAGAACTCGGAACCGCCCGCGGACGCCCCCGCGGCGATCACGGCGACGGCGACGGTGTCCGCGCTCGTCGCCGCGCTCGCGTCGAAGGATTGGAGCGCGGTCGCCCATGAACTCTAACGACGCCGTCGCCGCGCTCGTGAACGGGATCGACGCCGCGATCCGCGCGGCCCTGTCGCCCGTCGTGGGGCGCCTCCGGGCGCTCGAAACCGCGTCCGCGGCCCTGACGACGGCCCAGGCCACGATCGCTACGCTGGCGG